GAGAAATTGGTTATCACTGCCATAATGACTTCATTATTTATTAACGCCAATATAACGCAAATCGCAAATGTTATTAGAATCGCATATTTTGGCGTCTTCCTACTACTTAATTGTCGTATCGTATCTGAAAAATGAATTTGTTTATCTTTGCTTAAACCATACATGAATCGTGTTGCACCAATCAGTGAAATAAAAGCGGTATTGAATAAAATAATTATTCCTGCAAAATATACAATTGTCGCAACCTTTTTATTTGCGATAAATTCATAAATATCACTAAGTGGGTGATATGATGATGATAACGCACCATATCCCATAACACATATACAAACGATAATAATCATCAAATAAATAACAGTTGTTATACCAATGGAAGACACCATTGCCCGTTTTGTATCATCTTTATTTTTACTTTCCCCGCTCATTTTAACAATGATATCGTATCCATTAAATAAAAACAATGCGATGATTGTCGATAATACAAATGAATCCCATGATACATCAGGTCCTTGAATAACTTTATCAACACATACACGATTTACGCCACCAACAATAATCCCTATTAATATGACAAGTAATACTATGCCGATAAAATTACTGACGCGTTTTGATGTTTTAATTCCAATTAAATTAATAGCACACATAACAGCGATAAGCGCAATTGAAAATAGTCTTTCACGAATACAACATCCACCAAATATATCTGTTATATAGCTATTTCGACTCAAATATTTTGTTATTGATGTTATGACCGTCATGGCTGAAAAAACAGAGAATAAATAAACGGAATAAAGCGCCACTTTTCCAATTCGATCGCCACACGCGTCGCGCACGGATAAATATTCTGTTATATCCGATTGATATCGACTATAAATTTCTAGATAGGAATAACCCATAACAAGTGATATAAATGACACAATTATAAAAGCACCTATTGTGTATTTTCCACCGAATCGCGCAGTTCTGCCTAAAATGACAAATACACCTGAGCCAACAATACAGCCCAATCCCATAAATATTAAATCTTTTAAATCTAATTCACGTTTTAATCCTTCACCTGGAATTTCGATTGCTTCTTCTATCGCGGATACACTACCTATTTCTTTTTTTTCTTTCTCGTGCGTTTGCACTGACATATAATATAATACTGAAAATAAATAATATAGATAGTATTATATGTATTTATTTTTTTATAAAAATAAAAAATATAATACATATTCACGATACAATTTATTAAATAAATGAATAATAATATTTTATTCGTTTATAATATAAAATATTATGGGAACATTTGTTATAGAAAGCACAAATTTTTCGTTGGATACACAAATCAAAAATGTAGATTTAGCAACTATATCTGATGATGACAGTCCATTCATATGTATTGTTCGTCCAAGTGATTATGGTACAACGCCCTCAAATTTAGTTAATACGAATCCGTGTTTTGCTGAATTTGTAAAAAATGCTATTCCATTTGAAGTGCCGAATAGTTCAAATGTTATGACAACATATGGTGGTAAACTGACCAGCTCTTGGAATGGATTGGATACCGCATTTTCTGATGGTTTTATTATGTTATCACCGGAACAAGTCATTGATATTAATGGTGGAACAAGTAAAACATTATCATTTACTGTTCACAATAAGAACATTGACTCTGAATATAGAATAAATATGGGTCGTATATCTACCATATTACTATATAATGATGTGTTAAATTCAACAAATTCAGGGAACTTTAGTTCAAATTACACGGTATATAATCCAAATGGAACGATCTATACATCATCTATTCCACTCGGGCCACAAAACGATTTGCGATATAAATATGTTCTAAATCAAACTAACATTTTTATACCAAAGGATGGTTATATAACATTCAGTGTCACTCGTGCAAATGTTAAGGAAGATATTGATGTATATTTACTTATATCATTGACGGGTATCACTATTGCAAAACCAGTTATTAGTTTTTCTGATAATAATAAAAGTATAACCACTACATATGAAAATCAAAATAACGATTTATCTAAAATTAATATTGATATAACTAGAAATATTGCAGGTGCTACTTTAATAGATGCTTCAATGCAATTGATTTTTACGAATACATCTGTATCACCTCAAACTCAAAAAACAACAGAACTAATTAGATTGACAAATAATACAAAATTATCGTATTTGCTTCCTTCTAGATTCTTGGATGTTGGTGTATATTCGGTTAGGGCAATATATTCACAACAATCATCAAATTTCCCATCATATTTTGCGTCTGATTCGGTCATTTCATTGAATTATACCATAACTAAAACCGTATTATCCACCACACTAATAACCCCATTTACCAATCCTACATCATATAGTTTCAACGACGACATAACATTTAATGCAATTGTACAGGATAATACAAAAACAGCTACATATGATAATGGACAAATATCTGGCGTAATGACATTGCATTATACGAGTGTTTTAGATTCAACACAGACATGTAATATGGTATGGAATCCTTCATTATCGGCATATAGCGTTATTCGAAATCCATCTAACAATAAATTATTTACGGGTGAAACGTATTCATTTCATACAACATTTACATCAACAAATACTAGCAATTATGATGTTAGTTCATCTAATTCTGCATTGAAAACAATTATTGTCAATGGGTTGACGATATCATTCACAGATAATAGTAGTAGTGCTTCAAACAAAATAGGTTTATCAGAAACGATAATAGTATCATTAACAGTAAATGACACGAATAATGCATCAAAAGTGTATGCAAACATTTTACCGTATGGGAAAATGTCAGTCTCTATTTATAATACACAATCACCAACCGTATTGGTTGGGACTAAAAATGATATAAGTTCTTCCTATACAATTGACCCACAAAATACTGATTTTATATTAATGCCTGGTTCATATAACGCCATATTTAATTTTGTTTCCAATAATGGCTATTTACACATTACGGTTAGTAATAGTAACAGTTTTGGATTTATAATTGATAATAATACGACATCGATAACAAGTGCGTCATTTGCGGCAACATATGGTGTTGATTTACAATTAAGTGTATCTGCAACTATAGCAAGTAATGGAATTATTCTTACAAAAAACCAAATATCTGGCACGAATAAGATAACAAATATGGTATTCAAAGTATATAATAGTAGCGATAATAATCTAATTCAAACATCTGCTATCGCATCGTATAATGATACCAGCAAATCATACACTGCATCAATAAATACAATAGGTTTAATAAATACAAATTATAAAGTTATTGCGACAACTGATAGTACATCTACAAATGTGTTTCCTATATTAAATTCAGTATCTGTTCCTATAATAATTGATCCACAGATAGCGACAATAACTATTACGAAACCCGATGATGGATTGACTGTTGACCAGGCTAAAGAACTATATTTATATACAGATGATGTTTTTGTAGATAAAACAAATTATATATTCGAATATAACTGGAATACAAGTTTTACTATAAATGGTACTATTAATATATCGGGACCATTAACCGATGCTTATATACAAGGGACTTTAGCATTATATTTAAAAGATGTATCGGGAAATACATATAATAAAATAACTACGGCAGGAGTTATAACACAAACAGACAATACACCTGCTGCGTTTACATTAACAGTATCATCACCATCCGCATTAGGAGTTACAACAACGTCATTGACACCTCGCGAATTTTATATTGAATGGATTCCAATAAGCCAGAAATTATATAGCACCGTGAATAGTTTACTCTCTAATTCGATAACTTCTGTTCGGTCATTGAAAGCATACACCATCTTTAATAAAGATTTAAATTGTGTTTGCCAAGTTTCATCATTAACCTATGAATCGGATGCAATATTTACAGGACAAGCCATACAATACCTGCGTACTTCGCTACTGACTACTGATGACCCGATGAATAATAGTATAATATATGTTCCAGGAACATACGAGTTAAAATATTCTATTACTGCTTCTGATACTAAAGATAAATTCATCTCATTTGGTAAAACTGGATATAAGGTTATTGTTAATAATTCAACTGATAACGCAATATTTACATTTAATTCATCGTTGTATGTGAACGATTCAACTACAACCAAACTATCGGTTGGCACATATTATGTAAGAATGTTTTTTACACCGAATGATACAAACGCATATTACGATTGTTATTCATCAGTAAATAGAACGATAATGATTACAAAAGAACCTATTTCAACAGATGTAATTATGCAAATGTATTTAAAAAATTCAACAACTGCATTAACGTCAACCTCGCAAATCGATAATAATACGCCTGTATATTTATCATTATCACCTATAAAATCGAAAGGTAAAAACACCCCATTAGTTGGTACTGTCGATTTTGGGGTTTTAAAAGACCCTGTTACAAATAACATCGTTTTATACCAAACATTGACGAATTTATTTACTCCTAATTTTACAGCGGCTGAACAGGGTTTGGCATCTTCATCTAATACTTTTTATGCGAAATTCACACCAACAAACCAAAATTACGATAGTGTAACATTAACTAATATTCGTTCGTTTAATAGCACATCTTTAGTTTTTGACACTTTAGCTATAACAAGTCCAGTCGATTACGAACAATCATTAACAGTTACCGCAAAATTAATATCTTTCAGAAAGGGTTCGGGTGCTATTTTATCGGTATCTGGTAAAATATTTATGTACGCGGGTAGTGAAACAACAACACCATTAACATCATTACCTCTTGTTAAAACAATAGATTCTGACGATTCATTTGTAGTATTTACTGGAACAGCAAAAGATCTTAAATTAGATGTTAGTGCTAGCAATTATACAATAATTGTAAAATTTGTGCCAGATAATGTCAATATTGATTTTTGCAGTAAATCAGTTGCCCTTGTTGTAAATAAGAAAACAATAGATCATACGACTGTTACAATAGAAGGTGTAAATACAATAAGTAAGTCATATGATGAGGCAATTACTGTAAAAGCAAACATACCTACAGGAATATCAGGAAAAATCCATTTTAAGATGATATTATCAGAACAGAATACCATATCATTAGGTGCATTAGTTGATATTACTCCTTCAACCGGAAATGCTACATTAAGTATATGTGGATATGATTTTGCAGATATAACTACTTCCGTGCAATATTCAATTATTGCTGAATTCATTGCCACAGCAAATTCTAATTATGCTGACGGACAAATAACTAAAAATTCAACAAAACTAACGTTTATTCAAATTAGTATATATTTATCTAGCTTATTCATAAATGGTGCCGAACAATCATTATCAAGTGCATACTATAAAGGAGGGATATCTATACAAGCGGGTGGGACACTAACCTTTACAGGTACTGTTAAATCTTCTACAAATTCGTTGAAGACTGTTAAATTAGGTAGTATACAATTAATAAGTAAAATTGCGTCAGCAATACCAATACCCGCTTTAACAGCATTAATAAATTCTGCCAATGGAACATTCACTTTTACAGTTCCAATTGGTCCCGGAAATAGTAGTATATCTGTCTCAACATCATATTATTTACAATATACTGGCAACACTTACTATAATTCTCGTAGTTTATTACACACGGTTGCTCCAATTGCGCCAGTAGCCAACCCTATTGTGCCAGGCAAATATTATATTAATGTCGATACTATTCCATATGATATGACGATTAGTCGAACAGCAATATCATCACCCAATTATACAACAGATTATCATAATGGTAATATAGAATTTAATGCAATTATTAATCAAGATTTAATATCTAACTCTAAATCGATATATGATGTCGCTACGTACAGCAATGATAAAAAAGGTGGTATTGTTTTTGTGATTATGAATACAGAAGGAACCGTCATTTGTCGACACGAAATAAAACCACTCTTTGATTCAGTAAACAATAAAACATACGCTACTTGGAAATTTTGTCCAAGAACATTATTACTTACTAGCTTACAAACTGGCTTAAGTGTTGGTTCATATAATATAAAATGTTATTTTGAAGGTATACCCGGCTATTATCTTTCACAAGATGCTGTCTATAATTCACAATATTTTATTCCATTCGATGTTTTACAAACACAGTCGATTATAACTACTTCATTGACAAAAACTACGGTTGTTTATAAACAGCAGCCATATCTTAGTATAAGTGTTAACACACCTTTATCATTGACCGATATACTTGGTAATACTGTATTAACATATGGAACAGCCGCAACTCCTACAACGAATCCATTGGTTGTTATAGGTACTACAGCTACAACTGGGACGTTATCAAATACAACCAACCCTGTTAAAATAACAAATATTATAGGGACAACAAAAATGCGTATGCCAATAATACCTGCTTCAGCAACTCAATATACAATTCTAATGTCATTTACACCAACTGATAATGTTAATTATTCCAGTGCAACTAGCACACAGTTGTACGTGGTTGATAAATATACACCAGTAATTGACACATCGGCATCTAGTTTAACAATTAAACCATCACCCGATGGTTCCAAAGCAAGTAATATAGATGACATACGTACTGTTAACGATTATACAGCTGGTTTGATAAATTATGATGAACCTATTAAAGTGGAATTTAATATAACGAAAGGTGATGAGAATACTGCTACTGTTTATAATGAAGGATATGCTTCTATAGCAGTTTCTAACATCATATACAACTATTCATCGATACCTGTATCAACTTATACTACATTTTCTAAAGATAATGATTTTGTCAATGATTTAACATATAAAGCAATAGATAGTACTAACCTATCATGGACAGCAACAATTAAAGCACAAAAAATACCGTATGTCAACGGGGATGTAACAAACGATTATTCATTACAAATCGTATTTGTGCCAACTGATACATCAAATTATAATTCACGAACAGTTGAATCAACCTTTTCGATATATATTGCCAATAGTTTAGGTTCACTCACATTAACTAACTATGCATCCAAATCGTTACCTTTAACCTACAATGCTCAATCATCATTTACAATTGGTGCAAATGTCCAATATTTAAATACTGTTGCCGAATCTGACCACACAGCAGATATAACTTTATTTTATGACACAATTAATGATACTACTAAGCAATTAAATAGCACACCACTTAATATAACGACGAAAGGAGAATATGCTATATCATTTTCAACGAGTGATACTAATAAACTATTAACAGCTCGACAATCCGCATATTTTATATATGGCATATTAAACCCTAATTCGGCAAATTATCCATCCATTAAACAAACAACACCATTTCAAATGACAATCAATCCATCCGTTGAAATTACGATTACTAACACAAACAGTTCTTCAGCTGTGCCGCCAGCTGCTGAATACAATACAACACCGTTTAAAATATCGGCTGTAATAAAAACAGGAAATACAACGAATTATTCGGGTACAATAACATTTAATATTAAGAATCAAACGAGTACTATAACTTACACCCGCGTTTTAGTGATTCCTACCCAAACAATTACACCAACAACTGATAATAGAGAATTTTCGTTTTTGACAAATGATAAAGATGCAAGTGGAAATTATCTGTACGACTTACCAATTAATACGTATACAGTAACGTGTGCAGTGGCGTTTAATGATAGCGCCTATAATACTGTATCACAGAATATATCAAAAAGTTTTAATATAATAAATAGAAACGCACCATTTAATATTGAACTAACACAAAATAGAATTGTATATGGTGCTACACAGCCAACATTAACCGTTAGATTTACTGATGATGAGGTATATGATGGTTCCGTGTCATTTACATTTTCACCAAAAAATGGCAGTACAATATTGAATAAATTGTATACTATTGATACTACATTGCTTACAAAAACGAAAGTGTATGAGTCAATACCTTTACCTGAAAATATGAATGTCAATGAATATATTATATCAGCATCGTTTATTGGAGCGAATTTTGGTCTATCAACTAGTAGCAAGACAATTGTATTCATCATATCAAAAGCGGATGTGACATTAACACCGGGTAACAAATACTATACCATAAATTCGGTTAAAGAATCTTTGCCACTCATCAGTGTATCAACGAATGTGAATGTTATAAATGGTTCTATTACACTTGTAAATACAACAACAAATAGTTCACATACTATAACAGCATATGATGTTTCGACAAAAACGTTTACATTGGGTAGTAATCAAGTTTTATCAATATTAAATATCATAAACGCCGGGTCATATGAACTTGCAATGTATTATAATGGAAATGACACATTGGGTAATTATAATAAATCATCCGTTGTTTTTACGAATTTAATTGTAAAACGAAAAGAATTGACTAATGTAGAGTTATTATTAGATACGTCTCCTGAAAATCCTTCTTATAATTTTACATTTGTTGCATCAACTGAAACGAATACAACTATTGGTGATAAGGTAGAATTATATTCAATATGTAAATCTGGAAACCTAATTATACCATCATCAAACCTACTGGTTGACAAAAAAATTACCAGCTCAGACAGTAATTTCAATAAAGGAGATACAGAAATATATGCTATCATAACCAATTCGAATTATTCCATTAAAACATCTTTTCTAAAAATAACGAAACCAGGTAAAGATATATCATCGTTAACACTAACTACATCTTCCACAACTGTTAAATATAATGTTCCTATTACTATAACAGCCACATTAGTAACAAATCGTCCAATAGTGAATGATGGACGCGTTCTTTTCTACGTTGGTGGCAATATCATTGGTTCCGCAAATGTTGTTGCAAATGTTGCTTTATTAAATAATGTACTTCTAACAAATATAGGGGTAAATCAAATATACGCGCAGTATATGGATAGTTTCATATATAATGATTTCCCATCGTCTGGATATAGTGGTTTTAAAGATATTACTATTTCTAAAACATTAACAACCGTTGCTTTAAGTTCTGTTGCGTTAACAGATGTAATGCTTACAAGTATTCGCGAAATAAAAGCAACGTTAAGTATCGGCACATTTGTACAATCGGGAACAATGACATTTAAAGAAGGATCGAATGTTATTTATGATGATGTGCCCGTTATTGATGGTGTTGCTACTATACAATTATATGTTGATAAAGCATACAATTTAACAGCAATCTATAATGGAAATGAATATTTAGATGCTTCCGTGCTATCACCATCATTAACTATAACATTGGCTACACAACAAACCGCAATTTCAGATTATTATGAAACCCCTTCATCATCTAAAACGCTATATAATACATCTAACAGCACTACGGCATCAATGATATTAACCGCAAATATATCGGCCAAGGTTAAAAATATAGTTCATGATAATAATGGATATTTTATATTCAAAATTGGATCAGATGCACGCACAATATATGCTACTGGAAATTCAAGTTCGTCAATATATACTGCTTCTACATCATACACCTACCTTACGGCTTCAGCAGAACCATTATTTACAATAGACTATTATAACGACAATTATTCTGGTAAAATATCTGTAGCCAGTTAAAAAAATAATATGAGTAAAATCATTGTGTAATTTAAATTACATAAATATGTATGATTTAGTATAATTAGTGATTTACTAAATCATAAATAAAAAACTATTTGATTTTATACTACAAACCCGATTTGTATTATTTTCACAAATAGGAAAATAAATACTATTATCGATACAATAAAGAGTGAATTTTTACATATGTATGATAGAGTTGTTATTTTCATTTCTTGTTGTTTCTTTTTCCATTGAATTCGAAGATATGATATATTCAATAATAGTAGGATAATAATAACCGTAAAATTAGTCAGTATTGCGAGGATAACTTCATTTTGAACCAATGATAGTCCTATAGCAAGTATAAATGTTGTTAAAATAACTGCATCCGGTGTTTGATATCGACTAATATGTCTAACAATTGGTTTATGTTTAACAAGTCCGTATAAAAATCGAGTTCCACCTAAAAGGGAAATAAACGCTGTATTGAACATAACAAACCCACCAATAATATAACTAAGTTTCGTAATTGTATAACCGTTAGAACACATATTCATTTTCTCATACACTAAACTAAGGGGGTGGTATGTGGTCGATGCTTGTTGGATTCCTAATACGTATAGAACCGTTCCAATAACGAAAATATAGATAATCGATGTTATTCCAATTGATGCCATTGTTGCTTTCCCTGTATCGCGTACATTCTTCGTTTCCGCACTCATTTTAACAATAATATCGTATCCGTTAAATAAAAATATACTTAATATTGTAGCAATAATAAACCCATTTTTTGGACTTTGTATGAATTCAGTATGTGTCGTCGTCGTATACTGACTTCCATATCCTAAATAGTTGATAATTCCCAATAAAATAATTCCAACTAACATAATCAACATTGAACCACCTATCGTATTTGCTACAATTTTCGATATCGTTATTCCCCGATAATTGATGAAACACATGATTGTTATTAAACCAATCGCGATAATTTTATCCCATTGCTGGCTATTTATAAAATATCCATTATGTGTTATATATTTTGTTAGCGCAACTGTTATAGTGACACACGATACAATTGCGTAAAAATAAATAAGAAATAATGACAATTTACCTAAAAGATTTCCCATATTATCACGAATTGCGTCATATTCAACGGTTTCCGTTTTATATTTTTCATATAATTTTATATAAACATACCCCATAATAATTGATAGTACGGAAACAATAATAATTGCGAATATTGTATTACTGCCACCGTAAAATATAAGCTTACTTGTCATTACGAAAATTCCTGCACCAATTATATTTCCTAAACCTAACATAATTAAATCACCACGTGTTAATTCACGACGAAGAGACATATATTTATTGTAGTGAAAAAATAAATATGTTTATGTCTATTTCAACATAATTGATGCTGCCTCAGCAATTGTAAAATAGATGTCGCTGTTTGTATAGTTAGATGTAGTCCAATCATTTGTATATGACTCATTCCCTGCATTCAAAATATCATCCCATACCGACGGAACAAATGGTAAATGTGTTCCAAATGTATAAATAGATGGGATGTTTTGATATACCGGATTGATATGATGATTATAATGAATCATTTTAACATCGATTGAAAATCCAGCATTTGCAACAACATTACATGCACGACGTATCGCCCGGGCGATTTGTTCGGGGCGCATGCCAAATGCGCCTCCACCTACAGCGGTTAAATAGCACACAGACGATTCATTATAACACGCTAGTAAAATTGTATTTTCATAAATAGCTTCTAAGAATAATTCACATAAACCTAGCCATAACGGTGGGTTGATTATTTCTGGATTGTGGTATGAAATCGGTAAACCACTACAATAAACGTGATTGACACGTTTATTTAAGTTCTCGCCATCAATACATACACCTTGACCTGTATGTAGGCCACACGCAATTGAACCACGAGCTTCACGTCGTATCATTTGACTTGTTTTTAATAGATTATTAATTTCTATCAATTGTTCATGTGTATCTATTATAAAATATCCATTTTTAACACGCCACGACCCGGCGATATTATTTGAATGTGAATTTAAAAACCATTTAAATTCACTTGATGTATCTGGAGTTTCTTCTAACAGATAATTACGATATGCTAAACCAGTAGGTGCACACATTGCGCATGCTGGACCCTGGGTTTTATCATATTCATAAATAGATATACCATCTTCTCGCGTTTTACTTGGGTCTATCATCTCCAAACAATTAAGTTGTGATGCTACTTGAATCGTATCCCCCTCACGACAGATACGATGAACATCTATTGCAGAACCTACTATATTTTCAAAACGAATTGTAGCTTGTTGTGCTTTCCGAGTATATTGATGTGTATAATACCATATAAGCGAGTTTGCATATGTCGTAAATTTGCCTACATCGATCCCATTGATTTTATTATCTTTTGTTAATAATTGTTGAAAAACTCCTTTTGTTTTTTCAAATGGTTTCATTTCGTGAAACTTAAATGTTTTATAAAACCAGGATGATGTTGATGTTTGCATATAATTAAATCTAATGTGTCATTTATTTAAATACTATAAATAATAAAAAATCGTATCATATAATATAATTAAAACATTATGCCAACAACGAATACTTTACCTCATTTACAAGTTGCCGAAGAATTAATGGAACAGTTCCATAGTTTAAGTGGTGGTAGCAGTAGCAGAAATAGTAAAAATTTTCGTAAATCTAACAGGCACGGGCGCAGAAACACCATATCGCGTTCCAATCGCCTGAAACGTTCTCATCGTTCTCGTCATTTTGTAGGTGGGGGTAGAACATGGAATGTTCCTGTTGCAAATCCAAGTGCTCCATTCGAAATGCCCGGACCCAGTCATAATAATGGATGGACGACTGGTGCGGCGTGTGTAGGCTCACATTGTGGTGTTCCTGTGACACCCACGGTTTCAAATATGATACATAATAACTTGCGAGGGGACTTTACATTGCAAGCACCTGGCACCACAACACAATATATGGTTGGTTCTGGAGAACAGCTTCCAGGTGTTCAAATATATGGTGGAACAGAATCCAATCCAGGACCGTTCAATTTCAATTGTGTTAGTGGTGGTGGCAGTAATAATAAATTGAAAAACAATCGTGCCAATAATCACAATATACACCGTGCAAATTTAAGTCGTAGAGCAAGATATTTGCGAAATAGAAGATAAAGACGATGTTGTTATCGATGCACATCGACCTGTATGATTATGAATTAATTTATCTAACCCATAATCATATTTATGGGTTCGGAAAATATTCCCTGAATATGTGTCTAATTCCAAGTCGTGATATGGACGACTTGAATCAAACAATTGAAATTCGTAAAGACGTTTTCCATCATATACTACGTAATTTAAATCATCCTTATAGCATTCGGGGATTTCATATACTGTATCATTCCAATTCCAATATGCCCCCAAATGAACCCCTGCTTTATTAAATAATCCATTATCTCGCATTATGAAACTGGCTTGTTCTATACCAGAACTTAATATAACATTTTGTATTGGACTTGTTGGTGCGACCGGATGTGTTATAGATGACGGAAGAACTGATTCAGACCGTGGAAAACATATATCATTTTCAGGAATACCGTCTATCATTGAATCTGAATGGATAGATTCTCTAAAATACGAATTTACACTATTCCGTGCGTCTTTATTTTTGAGAATTTCGTTGAATATTTCAGCACCCATTTGTTCGCGACTCATGGTATAACTTCGTGTTATTATTACAACTGAACAAATGAATACATGAACTTTCAATTTTTTTCGTTCAATATACGCGA